CAACTGGTGAGGGACATCCCGCTCAGCTAGCTCCCCCCAAGGTGCCGTGCCGTCGCCCTAGCCAAGGGCGTGTTCGGGCACCCACCTCCATTTGACTGTAAAGTCTTCTGGAGAACTCACGAACGTTTCGGCATCCTGGTCCTTTGGCGGTTTTACATACCAACGGAGCAGGCCTCTAGACGCTTCGACGCCATAAGCGCGCGGACCCCTAAATCGGGGCTCAACGCACTGTAGGCGAAGACTATACGTCTGGAGATCCGAGTCATACCTTAGGCCCTTAGCTCTTTCCCATTGGTCGGAGCTATGGTCTTGCCCATCTCTTTTCCATCCGAGAAGGGGCGAGTAGACTGCCGTTTCTGGCAGTTGGCCGTACACTTGATGTGTACGCTCGCGAATGACTTGCGCAGTGCATGCATACAATTTATAATAGTATGCATGTTCTTTCGCAATTAAGGACAACAAAGTTGTAGTGTCCTTTCGTTCGTGGGTTGGGGTTATCGTGTAATTATTATACACGGGGGTGACGTCCATACCTTTATAGGCGTGAACGCCGCATGACTCACGGAAGTAAGATGAATGAAACGATTTCGTCTCATTTATCTTCATTCCAAAAAGCGGGAGGTAGTCATAGACCGCCTGTACCGCTTCACGGGGCAATATAATATCGTCCCCGTACACATAGATGTGCTTGGAAACTTCCTTTGCATTCCCAACTGTGGAGAGTTGCACAATCGCCTTAATTAGCGCGAAATGTGTAATCGCCATAACCGGGAAACAGACAGCAGACCCCATTGGTGCATACTTTTGCACATAGAGTTTGCTGGCTACATCGTGGACCTCTTTCGGGAATTGAATCACCCTGGTAGAGACCGCGTCTAGCATGTCCCACAGATCAGTGTCACCGAATAAACGGAACACCAATTCGCGGGAAATTCTGTCCGAAGCCGCCGACATGTCAATTGTTGCAAAAGACATGTCATTGGATGACTCGAGTGCCAATCTTTGATTGACACTCTGGTGAGTAAAATTTACTCTACCACGAGTCATAGGATGATTCTCTACAAGTTTGTAGAGATATCCCTTTAGTGCCTGCTGGCACCATTGGGTCTCATTCTCTTCGATGCATATACCTCTGGGCTTGGATCTGTACTTATGTACGAATTTGAACCTAGAGGTTGGAAAACTCTGCCTTGGCAAGCAGAGGTATTCTCGAGCTCGATTCACAACATCCCACGGATGAGAGTAAAACCATTCATCTGCGGGAAATTGCTCCTCTAACTGTTCGTACACTACATGCGGCTCGTAACGCGCATAGTGTTCCGTGGGCGTATTTGTTGCCCCTGGACCAGGACACGGCTTTAAAGCCGAATCGTCAAAGTCTCTCACGAGATTTTCGACAAATGTCTTGGCCAGCGAAATGATTGGAGACAAGGGTTCGGACAAGTAGTTAATCCGACCTATCTCCATATCCGTTTCGACGAACTTGCGGATTTCACCTCGCAAGACGGACGGATGGTAAGGTCCCTTCAGTTTCTTGAAGGCGTGGCACAGCATGTAAACAACTTGCAGTGCGACCTTATCGTCATCCTCGTGGTTAAGCACCCTAACGAGTAGCCCGGACAGAAATGCCGGACAGTCGTTGAACCTGATCTTATGACCAGGGAAAGAGGGTTTCCCACCTTCTAAGACTATGCATAGCATGTCAAAGAACTTGGGTAAAACCACGCAAGCGTAACCTAAACCTTCCGATTTCAGACGTTTGGATATTGTCTGTTTGTCGCGAAGGCAGTCAGCGAGCTTATAGGATGAGCAGAGGTTGTAGCCGTCGTTGAGGATAGCGTGTAGAATTGCTTCCACACACTTGATATCTTCCTCTCGACGTGCATTGGCATTATGCCCTACTGGCTTTTCAGGTTTCGGTGTCATCTTTGACATCGTAAATCCTCCAGCCATGGTCGGACCCTTGACGGTCGCAGAACCTAGTCTTCACCAGGATCAGTACTGCTCCTTGGTTTTCGTCTAGGATTGCTGAGGACCCCCACTCCTTGAAGGATGATTCTAAGCACCGCAAAAGCGACGCGTAGAATCTGAATCGTTTTCGCATTGATGAAAGAAACCATATCAAATGCGTTTACGAATAAGTCCTGCAAGGACGCCCGTTTGCGACAGCGCATCTAAATGCAGTGTGTACTGCAACTGGATGTCTGCCTCGAGCGCGCGTGGATCATGAGACACAGTAGTGTTCAAAATGATCGGTGCCAATTTAGTATTACCATCGGCATCGGTGTCCGTGTCGTACAGCTCAGCAGTTTGGACTAAATGTCTTTTCTGCCCGCTGTTAGCTTCCATATGTTTAATCATAATTTTGGATTCTGACTGAGCATCAGCTGCAGTCTCGATCCATTCGGAAGCTTTCGACGCAACTGCATCTTTGACCTGCCCGCCAAATTCAAAAGAGCGAGCAGCGTCAACGCCGTCATCAAGTACTACAGGGTCTGTAAATAGTGCCATGGATTATCTCCTATACATAAACACCGTATCGTGGTGGTATGACGCCGGTTTATTCCGGTGAAGTCTTAAAACTTGTGCTAGAAAAAGCATCTCAGAAGAGCTGCCAGATTTAGTCCCTGTTTGGAAGACATAGGACCTACACTGGGAAGAGCTGCGCCTTTATTAGGTGCAACCACTCTTCTGGTGTACAATGAAGAATAGTTTCCAGATACGAGCGGAAGCCCGTTCTTGATTAGATCCCCATCGACAACGATGGTCTTCTCGTAACAGTTATCTGTTACGATGTGAGTGCCGGAAGATCTCATTGACAGTATGCTTTCGCAATACTGATTCAACAAGACTTCGACATTCGGATCGGTCTCCATTGCCGCGATGCTGTTGCCGACTTTTACAAAATAATCGACAACGAAAGAGAAAGGGATGGCATTCCAAATCGCCTCCCAAGTAGGAGTTAGTCCCCAGAAACGCATAAATGCGTCCAGAGAACTTCGAGCGGAGTAATTGTAATTATACTCCATGGTGGCGGTAAATTTCTGCCACTCGACTTCACCTGATGCCTGGTAGTAGTAGTAATAACCACCATACACTAGGTTGGAGTCATCAACAATGGTCCAGTCGGACCAATGTCTCGAGTTCCTACCTAACCCAGCTTCAGCGAACTCTTCCTGTGCATTACGCACATGCTCTTCAATCTGACAAGTAATAGTTAGTATGTCAGAGAGCAAAGGCTTGATGGCAAACTCATTCATCAAATGAGCTTCCGCCAAAGGCTTGGAAGGGTCGAACAGTTTACGCTTACGACGGAAGAAATTCCGAAGTTTGCGTATTGGGTGAGCTCTAAGTAACTTTAAGAGCTCCTTAACGTCCTTCAACTCAAGAAGGAAGTTAAACATGGAGATGTTCCCCTCAAATCGGGGCTGCATCTCCCACCATGCTGTTCGCTGAGCATTGCTCCAATCAACGGAAAAATGTTTGTCGATTGGATCAAGAGTATTTCCTGCCACATCATAAACCATACGACAAGGACACCAAAACTGATCGTAGTTATGGTTCCAGGCTGTCTCCTTTTGGAGGCCAGCAATCGTGAAGGTATGAATTCTACCTGTCGATTTGCTGTTGGAACAATTATTAAAACGTGGGCGCTTCCGCTCTGTTGAGTAGAAGTCCTGCGTTCCAATATTGCTTCCATAGCCGGTTTTGTCTAATGTATGGTTTAGTCCGTAAACGGAGTGGCCTTCGGTCCATTGTTTAAGGATGAAATCATCCCAACTCAGTCCCGAAGCGGATACCGCAGTGGCTAAACGATCTCGGCGTGAGCCGAACGTGTAACCGCTGTAAGGTATGATGCGATTCGGATATTTTCCGAAATCTGCATCAATTACTCGGGTTTTTCGCATCTGCTATAACCTCCTCTAGCTAAATGAAAGTTTTAGCGAGC